CTCGGCGAGGTTAGCTGTCATATACTCGTAGAGAATGAACTCACAGTCCACCATGAGCTCCTTCGTGAAAAGGGACTCAAAAGCTATGTAGTCCGTAGCAATGTACTTAGCACCGGGAGCGTAGAGGCGTTCGAGAATGTAGGCGGGTCTGTCTCGGACCGGCACCTTCTTGATGAAGAACGGGAGCTTGAACAGCTCTTTCTCCATTGCCTTAAAGAACGGAGCACACGCGCACTTAAATGCGTCGTGCCTTGAATTGATCGCTCTGGGGTACTTGTAATCTGTGTATGTCTCATCTTTCATGAATGACTTGACTGCTGTATACTTGGGGTCCGACCATATGCCACCATTTGCTAGGCATTCATCGTTGGCGACCTCAAGCTGGGCCTTGCGGGACTCCGTATAGGGCGTGTCATCGAGCCAGTCCCCAAAGGTCGGGACTTCGGACAACGGAGTCATGTGTTTTCGGATCCACCGGCCTACAAACCGGCGGTACCTGCGTGCTCGAATCGTGACTCGAGGTGGTGGCTTACGTGCTGCACGTTTCAACACCCCCTCTCTGACATTCCTCTGGTCATGGGAATTGGGATGGGGGAGCGCCCTGCCTTCCCCCTCGGATCCCCGCCACGTACATCCCAAGCTGACCATCTCCGGTTGCGCTAGTACAGGGACGGCTCGGACGGGACTGACGACCGTCCCCTCCTTAACGTCGTCCAATCCTGGTAAATCGACTTCGACGTTGTTATACCCGTATGCGACAAGGCGTCCAGAGCGGGGGGAATGTGAAAAGGGAGCATGGACAGCTTTCGCTGGGCGTCACAGAAGTTGGCCCAGGCCAACTTGACTGTAGCGCCAATCACAGGCTCACCGCATGCCTGAAGGTATGCATTGACGTTCACAGACCCCTTCGTCCTCGCCCAAGCGTCGATTCGCACCGCCGCCTGTTCGGGATCGATCCGGTTGGATGTATTGTGGTAGTTGACTAGCTGTGTGTACAGCTCCCACGACACTGTCATCTTCGTGGTGGCCGTCTCCGTGAACCTCTGAAGGAACAGAAACGGCGCGATGACGTACCGGAACCATTTCCCAGCACGTCCTTCGAAGTAGTAGGTCCTTCGGTATGTGGCGTCCATCATCATCGACTCGAGATGCCTGAGTCTGTCCTGCGCCATGAGGTCATTCCGTAGATCAACGGGAACCTCGTAGAGCTCCCTTTTGAGCCAGGGAGCCTTCACACCCTTGTATTGGCGGGTGTGGATGTCGTTGATGTGCCGGACCCAGGCCGGGCCACTGAGCGTGCGCAGCAGCCACAGGGAGAGAACGCCTGTGAGTGCCACAGAGAGCCACACGTCCACAGTCGTGAGCCAGAAGTGAGTATCCACCACGTCCCACACGGTGCACCCCACCCAAGCGATCAGAATGAACACTGACCATATCTTCAGGTAGAGCGGAGACACCCAGTCAACCTGCGTGTCGTGTTGGAGCGTGACGATCTCGGGCAGCTGAGCCTTGGTCAACCGCCTCTTTTCCCGCCTTAACTCTTCCTCTAAGTAGTAGGCATTGTGCTCAGCCAATAACTCGGGCGTCATGGTCATGGGGGGCGGTGGCGGGCAAGGGGGGGCCCCACCCACCTGCATGAGAAACTCATCAGGTTGTGGCGGGGCCCGCGGGATCTTGGAGATGGCGATCATCCGCTGCATCTGCTTGGGTGTGGCATTGGGAGGTGGTGCGGGCGGTGGGGTCGGAACGGACGGCTGGGCAACCTTGGCCTTGCCCTTTGAGAGCTTCGTCCGTGCGGCTAGCAGCTCATCGCGAAGACTGAACTCTACCCCCACTCCTTGTAGGGGGCGGGGCAGCTCAGTGGTGTGGTGTATTCCATCGATGAGCAGTGTCACTGGCTGAATCGGCTCGGGTAGCCCTGACGGCGTGGGAGCATCAAAGAGCGTCTCGGGAACGGAGAGTGAGTAGGCCTGCCTCCTGCATTCCGGGCAATGCCGCGCCTCAACCGTGCCGTTGCGGCGGATTGTGTGATGATGGACTGTTGGCTCCGTCGGTCTGGCAGGCTCGCGTATGACCTTGCCCACTGCAGCAAAGTAGGCAAGCGCTGCAGCAGTCGGGTCGACCGTCGACCTCGGTGGGGTGTTCGTTAACCCTGTCTGGGTCGTAGTAGACTCAAGAGCTGCGGAGAAGGTGACCACTGGCGAAGGAGTGATTCCAGCCTGTGTGAGTCCAGCTGCGAATGCCCCGAAAGTGATCGGGCCGCTCGTGCTGCTGGTTGTGGTGGGGGTCTGCTCTTCGTGGGAGAACTTGCAACCCGGGCCATACCGGCAAGTGCCATGTTTGGCATAATGTCGGCAAGGTTCACGAGAGGCGGCGTTGTCGAGTGCGCCTTGTGCCTGTTGCAGGTCAGAAAGCAGTGCACTGGCAACAAGTTTGTCGTTCTTGTTGGCGCGTGTGCGGTCCACCTTAGCCCGCTTGGGGTTGTTGGCGACTTTTGGCCCTTTCGTGTTCTTCGGTCCGGGGTTGGGTTCGATGCCTTCCTCTGTGAGGTCCTCCTCGGGGTCATAGCCATACCACCAGTCTTCAACGGCGTAGTATACATCATGTGCAAACCAATTGGCACCGCAAAAGCAGGCCGTTAGGTACAGGAAATCATCCCCATAGCACAGTATACCACCTCCTTCGCTTGGTCCAGGGTGGGGCTCGATTCCCTCTTGGGTGAGGTCCCTCTCCCACTCTTCTCCGGCAACATCCTCGCCGAGCGGGTTAGGGTTGTGTCTGTCACACGGCAGGCTGAGTGGCAGATGGCGTGTTCGTGATGGCCGCTCTCCTGGCCGGGACAAGTCGTCCCTGATGACGTGCAACCAGCCCCCATGCACGTCAACGTCTGAGACGAGCCCAACCATGCGTCGCTGCAGCTGGGCGCACCGCTGGGTCAGTGTTGTTGTGATGTCCCAGAGCATGTTGATGTCGCCGCGGAGGTAAGAGTTCTCTTGCTTCAGCTCTTGAAGCTTGGACTCCTGTAGTGTGCTGCGTGCTTCGAGGTTCTCGATGCGGCGATATGCTTCTTGAATTGGCGAGAGTCGCTCATGTTTGATCAGGGTGGGGATCTGGTCCGCGATCACCGCAATTGGCGGTGCTGCAGCAGGAGAACCGGGTTCGTTGGGAGCCGCTTGAGTGGTTAGCTCAGCGGGCTCATTGCTCCCTTCGAATGTGGCGGGATCCAGGAAGAACTGGTACCATAGCATTTCGGCATCAGATTTCTTTGGTCGCTGGAAGAACTTCCCTCCATGTATCGCTCTCCACACCTTGCCCGACGCTTGAGTTGGGTCAAGGACCGCATCAAAAGTGATTACCGGGCGTGACGGTGCTCCTGGTCCCAACCTTGACCCCGCTTTGGCCCACTGGATAAGATAACGTGACTTCGGATCTTCTCCACCCGGACCACGCTTGTCGGGTCCGGGTTGAATGTGGGCTTGACACGGGATTGTGGCCATAGTTAGGGACAAGAAAGAGAGCGTTCCAATTGTTGACTACGGCTGGACCCGCGCTCGCTCTTTCAACCCCGGCGAGAGATGGGGGCAGTGGTTCACATGGCGGAGTCGGTAACCGATCCTCCCACTGTAAGGCCTTGTTGTTGACAAATCCGTCAATTGCAACAGCCGGGCGTCCCTACCGCAGACACGTCATACGTGCTGTGGGGTGACTTGATCTCTATTGTTTGCACTAGTAAGTGTTTCCAAGATATCCGCCTGGTGCATTGCTCGGAACTGGGTGTGCCGCGGGCCACGTGGGGGGCACCCAGGGAGGTGATCTTTATTCTCGTCGCTCCACTCGAGATGGTCCATGATTGGACCGAAAGGGATAGATTGATAGTGTCGAGCGGTGGAACGGCCCATTGGAATGTGCCGTTTGTTCAAAGTTATTGAAATCCACCATACGTGTTTATGTGATTTGGTTTTGATTATGAGGGGGCGCCGTATTACGCCACCTTCTTTCCCTTGCCCTTGACGGCCTTGCCGGCGCTCTTTCCGGCGGACTTGGCCTTGGCTCTCTTAGCCTTGAGCTTGGCTTTCATCGCGTCCCCCTTCTCCCCGGGTGGGACGCGGTACTTGTCGGCCGCTTTGCCTGCGATGCGGGCGACCTGCGCCCCCACTTGTGCATAGGGGTGCGGAATGGCTGAGAGCATTCCTTCGGCAAAAGGAGCTATCGATCCCACGACTTCGGCGAACCACTCGCCTAGTCCGTTTTCCTTCACCATGACCCCCGTCGGCATGGACCTGAGCATCAGGGCATAGAGCTCAAGTGCAACCGGGTCATACATAGGCGGGGGCTTGGCTAGGACGGCGAGTTGATATTGAAGTATCGTGGGGAATCTCTCAATGTACCAGATGGCTGAGATCGTGAGCGTGGTTTGATCAGAGAGGCCTGAGAAGAAGGCACCACCCATGTTGAAAGGCGTAGTCACGCACTTCCTGGTGGCAGGTACGGTTGTGTTGAGGACTGAATCCACTGCGCAGGTAAGGGCGACCGGCGTGTAGCCATTCGTGGCCACATTGTAGGGGAAAATGACACTGGTGCTGTCATTATCGCGAATTGGGATTTCTGTAGAGGTCAAGGTCAGAGGTATGTAGACCCCCTCTGCTGCGGACCAAGTCCGTGAACCGATCATGTACTGAGACTCAGCCACAGAGAGCGGTGGCCTGGAGTGCATCTCAGCTGTAATGGTCATCGGGGACGGAGCGTTGGACGATAAGAATGGAGCAGCTGCTGCGATCGAGGTCGTGTATGAGGAGCGCTGCTGTTGTGCCTCGGGTATTCTATAGACGGTAACGTCACCCTGTTTGTAGATCTCGGCGGTGGTGTTTGTGACTTCAAAGCCTGCCGCAACGACGCGACACGGCCCATCGAGGAACGTATCATCCACGCCCACCGAAGTGGCCGCGGTTCCTGCTCCAGCGAAGGCCATGACGCCGTTAGCGGTACAGCTTAGTGCCGCAATTCCACCGAAAGCTGCCGTAGCAGCTCCGGTGCCGGCGCCTGAGCCGCCGGTCAAGATGTTCTTGTAGAGTGAGTAGCTGCTGAGCGGCTGACCGTCAATCCATGGCAGACTGAAGACGTTGCAATCCCAATTTCCGGCTGGCAGCGCTGCATCTTTTGCGATGGTTATCTTCTTCATGACTCGTTGAACCAGGCCTGGGGCCAGGTACGCGTCGGGAAAACCCGTCGCTTCAATGTCCTTGTCGTGAAAAGGATCCACCGCTTGGATGAGCCACTTTCGGCCTTGTTCAGTGAGATCGCCCGAGCGTTCGAGGGCATTCAGAGCCCGCTCGGCACGTCTAAACTCTCGTGTGTCTGACATCTAGAGTAGCTATTTCGTTGCTATCGACGATACTTAAGGGTATCGAGACTTGAAA